TGTAACAGATTGCCCATTACTAGGGAAATCGGGAGCATTAATAACTCCCCACTGCAGAATTAGGCCGTTGCTAAATTTTACGTAGCCGTTCTGTGCAAGGTTGGCTGCAATGATGTACGCCCCATCATCTTTTAACAGGGCTAAATCGTTGTCAGCTACAAGATTTTTAAACTGATTATATAAGGTTTCCGAGGGAAAGACGTGTATCTTCCCGAGATTTGTTGTTGACTGAGCCATTTTTTACCTCCTATATAATTTGGGCTGTAATCGTTGTTGTCGGGTCGCTGCTGCTGTGCTGCAAAGACGTCAAATTGCTTGTGCCGCCGGAGCTGACCTTATATGTCAGCGTTGCTACGCCGCCAAACTCGCCCAAAATAAGCTCCTGCTTCTTGGCGTTTGGTAGCGGGATACTGAACGACCCCTCTTTGGATGCGCTGTTGGTCGTGATTGTATATGTCCACGTGCCTGTTGCACAGTCCGAAACATCAATATACGCATACGTATCGGCAGGAGTAACCGCAGCCGAGAAGCTCCGGCGTTTTGTGCTTGACGTAAAGGTGACGTTGTACGTCCCACCGTCAAAGGTTACCGGAACGGTATTAGTAACGCCGTTATATGTTACCGACAGCACTTTGCTTGTACCTGCCTCGCCGCGTATAGCGACGGTAACGCCATAGGTGACGGTATATACGGTGCCGTCAACGGTGATACGCTCCCCTGTTGCCATCAGATTGTTATCGTAATAGACGGCAAGGAACGCATATCCCGATTTAGAGATATCCGGCAAATAGCTGCCGTTGGCGTATCGCACTTTATACGCGGTGCCGTTGACCATTATTTTATATCTCATAGTTGCCACCTCAGTAATACTTGACAAGCTTGGTCTTAGCACTGTCAAGGTCGACCTCTTTCCATGTACCGTCAGCACACAGATATCTGATGCTGCTGCCTGCCGTAGGTGCCGGCACGAGGCCTGCGGCGCCGTTGACGGTAGCCGTCGCACCGAACATGGCGGTGATAGATGCCCACGTACCATCACTGCGCAAATAACGCGTGCTGTTGCCTGCGGCAGGAGCTGGGACAAGGCCGCTTACACCTGCTGCCCCAAACGAAGCGCCGGCCATCTCATTGACAAAGGCCCACGTTCCGTCGGCCTGCAAAAAGCGGTTTTTCGTAACGCCGCGACCCGGTGCCGGCACAAGCCCATGGATGCCGCCCTGCGCAGGGGATGCACCGGTCATATCTTTAAGGTCCGCTACGGCAGATGCCACATAGCTATTGACATAGGTTATTGTTGCAATAGCCGATGTGTTAACATAAGCAGTAACGTTGGCAGCATTACTAAACGATAATGCCACGCCTATTTCCTGACTGATTACTGCTGACGTGCCTCTTGGCGGGATGTAATCCGGGTTTGAGTCCTGGGCTACTGCATACAGTATCTCGCCATCATCCGGATCGCGCGCATACACGCCAAACTCACGCAGATAATAGCCGCTGATTACATTGCTGTTATCTGTCACGGCTGCAATCACGCAGGCGCTGTTGTTTTCCGAGTAGCTGATGCTCGCAATAGGCAGCGTCTGTACAGGTGCGATCAGCGCGGTCAGGTCCTCAAGGTTCTGCCCGCTGCTGAGCGTACCGCTGCCAATCTTGCATTGTGTAAGCTGCATACGACTGCCGGCATCGACCTTGGCCTGCAGCTTAAGGCCCTGCTTGGTCAATACCGGTTTACCCCAATTTGACATTAGCGTACCTCCGTTTATTCAAATTCGATTTCGCTTCCGATATATACCGTCACCCCGTCGGACAAGTTGCTTGTCTCATAGTAGGGGATTTCCTTGACGTGTATATTGTCTCTGAGGCGTTTGTTTTTTGTTTCCAGATAGCTGTCCTCAAAAGCCTTTGATACAGCCTCATAAGTGCCGTGGTATTCTTCCTCCGGCACATAATCACTGACCTTTTTTATCCCGCAACCTATATAGCCGCGGATTTCTTTCGCGCTTTCAAGGCGTCCGAAAAGGCCGGCTTTATGGACAATCAGGCCTTTTAATTCGCCGTCACGCATATCAGGTCACCCCTTTAGCCAGGATAAAATCGGAGGGCGGGATTACCGTATACACGTCCGTATCTGACAACGTCACTTGCACATCGTAACAGTATTGGCCGCAGGCAAGGTCAGCTGTATCGGCCGGGGCAAAATCAAACTGTTTTTCTTTTGCTTCCAGCTGCAGCACGGCAGCCGGGCTGTCGATATCCTGTTTGACCGTCAGCACAGCCCTGTCAGCCTCAGTCAGCACAACAGGCTTGTTCTGTGCATCGTACAGCTTGAGCTTCAGCGTGGCACTGTCGCCACGCGTCAGCGTTATCCTGTTTTTGTGCGGGCCGTCATATTCTATGCACAACATATCCGCTCACCTCCCTCATATCCTGAAAAATAATTTTTTATGCTGGCAGAGCACGCCAGCCGTATAAATCTTGCCTTCCGGGCGATAATAAAAAGTCATACTGTCCAGCCAGCTCCGGATATTCTTGGCGCTGTTGATAGCTTTGACCATCTCAGCCATAACCGCTTCATCCGGGATGGACTCTTGCACCATACGGACCTTGAAACGATACGGCTTGCCGCCATATTCATACCATTCCAGCACCTCCGCGGTATCAAAGGCTGCTGAGCAGACTTCTTCGACCGCTGCTGGCGTGCCTTTGTAACGGTGGCGGGCAATGGCCTTGCGTACAAGCTCCCGCTTCTTTGCGATGTCGGCCGAAACGTCATAAAAATCGACGTGATATTGCCACGCCAGCTCATCGACGATTTCTTCCGGCAGCTTTTTGAGGCGCGGCAGGATTAAGACAAGCTCAGCCTGCTCACCCAGCTGCGCCAGCCTGCCGGAGATGGCCTGCACGATATCCTTTATCGTCGCATCGCCGCTGATGGAGCTTGGCAGGATACGCTGCAGGGCATTATCCTTAAGCTCAAGCATCCTCTATCCCTCCCAGCGTCACAGTCTTTGTGCCGCAGACAGCCACCTGTGTATCAGTTGTTGCGGTAAACACCGGAGCAGTCACGGCCACGCGTTTTGCGCCTGCAGCCATTACTCTCACGATAAGCTCGGACGGATTGATGTCACGGCCCAGCTTTGACTGCTGCCACAGGACATAATCGTCAACGGCCGCATTGACGGCGTTTTGGATAGCTGTCGCCTGTGCCTTGTTGTCGCTGGCGATATAATATGTCAAGCTAAGGTTATAGGTTACCTGTTCGGGAGCCAGTACACTGATGTTATCAGTCAGCGGCCTTACCTTTTTATCGTCAAGCGTAGTCTTGACCTGTTGCAGCATCTCATCGCCGGGCAGCTCGCCGCCCGCCAGCAACGGCCTTACCTCCACCTTGCCCGCTTCCGGCGACCATACCGTAACGTCAGCAATCTTTGTTGACGCCCTTTTGGCATGGTAGATATAAGCGCCTTCAGGCCCCGCCGTACTAAAGTTTTCCGGTGCAAGGCGGATATCCTCACGGTAGCTGTCGTCTGACTGGACCTCAGCGCCGCCCTCAGACGTGGTGATGTTTGCCACGCTGTCCACATAAGGCACCGGGTCGACCAACGTCTTGAGCTGGCCGGCTACATAGCCGTTACCCAGCTCGCCTTTTGTCAGGCAGGTGGCGCTGCCGTCAGCACTGGTTGCGCCCGCATCAATAACCAGCGGGGCATCTAGTGCAAAAAACACATTATCGCCTGCCGTAAAACGTGTACCTGCGGGGATGATTGTTGCCGTCTGCAGCTTGGCGGACAGCTTAATGCGCATTGTAGTCACAGCAGCCTTTGCCGGGATGCGCTCAACGCCTACCAGCGCGCCCAGATGGTCCAGGTTGTCACCGGTAGCGTATCTGAGCAGGTTCTGTTTGCCGGTCTCATTTATTTTATTGAGCAGCAGCACGATGAGCGCCGCGATCGTCAGCAGAAACAACCTTACCGGGTCGCCTTTGGCCAACGTCCTGCCAGTAATAGACTCGTATCTGCCTATCACATAGCTTTCAACCTCATCGGCATCAGTATCAACAAACACAATATCGGCCAGGTTATCTAATTTACTCATTGTCATCTTTTATCTTCACCTGCACTTTCGGGGTCAGCACGCCGTCTTCCGTGCCAATAAAACTGATTGATGTTATCTCCACACGCGGCTCATATTTTTTAATGGCCGTAATCATCTCAGACTGCAGCTTTGCCTGCGCTACGTTGATTGGCAGGTCGAGCATATCAGCATCAATGCCAAAATCACGGTCAAGCGGCAAAGAATATTTTGTAGTGGTAATGATTGTACGCAGATTTTGCAGGATTTCCGCAACTTCTGATGCTGGTGTAAAATCAATACCTTGCATTGGCTGAGCTAAAACATCATAAATCATAATACTTTCATCCCTCCTGCGTATTCTTTCAGCGTTACGCTTACTTTAGCACTCATAATGCTGCCAAACTTGCCCCAGAAGGAAACACTTTCATCCAAGCTTTCGATAACCCACATGTTATCAGTAATCAACTTACCACCGATAACCAAGGGAAAATATTGTCCTGTATCACGAAGCTTTCGCAGTTTTTCAAGCTCCTCAGACGGGTCTATGCCCTGATCAGCACGCAGCTGCATAGAAAAGCTGATTTTCTCCATATCCGGACCGATAAACTCAAGCACCGGCTTATCGCCGATAATATCATGCTGTGCCCAGCGCCCTGCACTGCCACGACCATAATCATCGAATGTACGAATATAATGGCTAGATACGATAAATGGTATATCCGCCATAAAGCCTACAAGCATAATATCAACCTCCAATCATTACATTGCTGCTCCCCACCGCCACACTCCCACCACAGCTTACGCTGTCCCCTATTCTGCCAGCAGCCTTGCCGTTGATATAGACACTGGCGCTCCCGCTGGCAATTACTCCGCTATGCGTCGGATGCGCTACACACCCATGCGGAGCGTAGCTGTCGCCAACACGGCCTGCACCTTTGCCATTGATGATAACATCCGTACTTGCTGTAACAAGCGCTGTAGGCGCGCAAGCATCGTGCCCGGTGTCATTGTCGCCTAAGCGTGTTGCCTTTGGCATGTTAATCACCTCCTTTTATCTGTTTTTGGGTATAGAAAAAGCCGCTTACTTCTGTAAGCGGCTTGAGAGAAGCCTAAATTATATAATTCTTAAAAGTTACACCAATATTGAAACTGCGAAATATACTGCGGATACATATGGGCATTGGCCACTCTTAATAAGATGACTCCTAAAGCTACTAGAGCAATAATTAAGTTTATAGGCCAAATTCTGAAATTCTTGATTTTCATATTATTTATCTCAAAAATTAACCGTATCATCATATAAACTAAATTTAGTATAACAAACCCAAGCCCATCTATCGTAAGAACCAACCTATAAATACTAGCCTTATTTATTGATTTCATTACTTCATTAGAAAAATTAACGCCTCCTATAAACGCAACTACTATAGACGAAAATATAGCTAAAATGGTAATGTATTCTCTTTCCATTCCCTTGTTTTCTTTTCGAATGTTATCTACTACTTCTTGAGTGCCATTTCTAAGGATATTATTCACGTTTTCAATTTGATGCAACGCTAACTGGAAATGGTCATATATTTTTATGACTACTTTTTTACAATCGTCACTAACATTAACAGCATTACCATTGCCTTGGCTTTCACTCAAAGTATATTGAAGCAAATTTTCAATATTGGTTGCAAAAGTACCTCTGCCTTGCATATCCAAATAAAAGATATAATTGCTTATTTCTGAATATAATATTCTGTCTATCTTATTTTTATTTGATAAATAATCACAAATCAATTTCATGGTGCAAGCAGGATCATACTTTTTAGATTCTACAGATAAAGAACGACAAAGCTGGTTAAGTTTTCTCCTGCTAAAAGAGAGCTTACTGTTTTGAGAAGGGATTTCTTTTTCTCCCCTTAACAAATTATCTAGTTTATTTCTTTGTTTTACAGCCTTTTGATTATTGTTCATTAAAATATTCCTTTATTGATTCATTATCTATTATATTATTAGCAAAAGGAACATATGCTTTCCTCCAAGGGTCTTGTGAATGTGTTAGTTTCACTAAATCTGTAGCCGAAAACGCACTAAACTTATCAACAACATTTTGAATACTTTCTTTATCTTGCTTGGAAATAAAACTATCATTAAACTTATTTTCTTTAACAAAAAAAAGATTACCTTCAAAATAACTATCTATATATGGAATATTACCACTACCAAATTGTTTGAACTCATGATAAGCAGCAGGTACAACTGGACCAAAATCCCATGCTTCAATATCATCGCTAAAACATGGTTTATCTTGGGTAATTAAAAAGTAAGCCTGTATAAAATACATTATTTTTTGTAATTTTAAATTCGATATTCCATATTCTTGCTTATTGCTATAATTGATTACAAATCTAGCAATTGATACAGCATCATACATTACACCTACCTCCTTTCATACTCAAACAAATCAGTTTCTATAAGCCTTGTTCTTTTTTTAATTATATCATTTCATTCAACATTTGTACAGTTCCCCTTTATTTTGTGCGAACTTATTTTTGTGTTGCTGTTTTAATTTATTTCCACTGTCGCCCCTTTCAACAGCAGTTTCCCCGTAGCATTTATCTCGATATTCCCATTTTGATACCGGATAAAACTGCCATCGGCAAACGTAACGCTGCGCACATCGGCATTTTTCTCCACTGGAGCATCCTGCGTGCTGTAAAAAGCACCTATAATAAACCCTTTGCTGATGCCACTGCCACTTGCATTCGGTTGGAAGATACACAGCACCTGGGTACCAACCTCAGGCAGCCAATAGGCTTTCGTCTGCTTGCTGCCTATAGTTATAATCGGTAGTTCAGCGCTCACCATATTGTCCTTATCCTCAAACGCCACGCGAGCGCTGCACGATTCGCCATTGACCGCCGATACTGTACCAATGCGAATCAAGTTTTTTATCTGGTTAATATCCATCTAAACATCTCCTCACATCAATACTCGTTGTGTAGCCACTGCTAATATCATGCTGTGCCTTAGTAATAATATACTTGCCATCGAAAGCACCAAAACCGCTAAGCTGAATATTCACAGCAGCTGCCAGCTCCGGATTACCTAAAAAGCTGAAGCTACCGGTAACCTCATCGCTGTTCTTTTCCCGAAGCTTCTTCTTTGCAAGACGCTCTGCATCCGCAATACTGGCGACCTGCTCATTGACTTCCAGCGTTTTGCCTATCTTTTTATCAGGAGCAGCAAATGTCGCCTCAATTTTTTGCTTAGTGCTGCTGTCCTGGTACTTAACGTGGCAGGACTTATACACATCGCGCACCTTGCTGCGCAGGCTGTAGCTCTTCAGCATATCCAACACCTTGAGGCTGCCGGCAGAAAAACTGCCTTTTGGCTTCGGCACCAGCGCCACAGCCTCAGCCGCTTCATAATCTGCTTCGTCAAAAATAACAACTTGCTTATCACAGATTTTGAGTGCCAGGCCATGATCAGCACACAGCTTATATAAAAAGGACAGGTCAGACTGTTCTGTCTGCTCTGCTCTATCTATAACAGGATTATACTCTTTAACATCGTAATACAGCGTCAAACCCGCCTCCGTCGCAATATCATTAGCAATGCGTTTCAGCTCTGCCTTCTCCCAGCTACGTGTACGCTCGGCGCCGCGCAGATTGTTGTTATCCGGCACGCTCACCGCTTTGATTTGCACCTCGCTAGGCATTCCGCTGCTGGTAATTTCATCAATCTCAAACAAACCAAAACGTACAACCTGCTCACCTATGCTCTGCCAGTTAATCAGCTTTACGCTAACGTCCAGTGTTGCACCCTTTTCCGGCATCCATGCTGATTGCCATAGCCCAGCTTTATCCTCCAGTGTAAGCTGCAGATCATCTGCTTCACCAGACATGTTATCAGTGTAGCTTACATTCTTCAGATATTGCTGCAGGTCTGCGCTAATATCCTTGTCATTGTATTTAATGATTACCAGGCATCGCCTTGCATTCATCTTAAACATTTTAACGCCTCCATGGTGGCAGCATCGATGTTACCGGTGCAGTATACTCCGGCACTTCCAACACAATTTCTGCCGGAAAAACAACAATGTCAGCGTATTGCTGATTTGCTTCCAGCAGGACGTTTAGCGATGCTTCGTCATTATACAAGCGCTTGGCAATCAAGTCCCACATGTCGCCCTGAGTAGTTGTGTAAGTCTTACGCATAGCTTACCCTCCTCTGTTGGTTCTGCAAGTCCTGCAGCATCTTCTTAAACTTTGCCATCTCCAACTCCAACACCTCGCGGATTTTACCTTCGTCGCCACCGCCTTGAATTGTAATGTTTGGTGCAAACGTAGCAGTAATATTGGCACCACCGCCCAACGGATTGCCCATAATGCGGTTTGTTTCCGCCAGCAGGCCGATGTTCCGCGCATTAGGAGTATGTGGGATAGCGGACTCGCCACTGTCCTCAGCAAAGGTTGTCAGAAAGGCGCCCTTGCCATAGATGCCGCCGGAAGCGTTGTGTGCAACGTCACTGCCACTGCTTCCTTGTGCAGTTATATTGACCTTGCCGAAGATTGGCTTAGAGATAAAATCGCTGATGGCCTGCCATTTTTCCTGTACCCAAGAAAATGCATCAGAAAACTTGTCTTTTATACCATTAACAAACTGCTGTATTGCTAAAGAAGGATTGTCCCACAATGTTATAAACCACTGCTTGACGATGTCCCAGTTGGCAATAAGCGCAGTTCCAGCAGCAATCGCCCAGCCGATTGGACCTGTAATAAACATAATCGTTCTAGCTGTCGGACTGTCCCAAAGGTTGACAAAAAACTGTTTTATTTTATCCCAATCTTTGTAAATAATATATCCTGCCGCTGCAAAAGCTCCAGCTATTACTAGAATTGGACAACCCCATAGAGATGCATTCAAAAGCCATTGAGCACCAGCAGCCAACTTGGTAGAAAACGCCATAGCTTTTGCATGTATATTATAAAGAATAGTAGAATTTTTCGCTGATTTAGTAATTAGTTCATACCCAGCAATAGCAGCTTTAGCCGTATTAAAAGCAGCAGTAGCAAGGCTAACTGTAATGTACATTCCACCCAATCCTAAGCCTAAAGCTATAACCCCTCCTGTTAATCCAGGATATTTTTCAGTAACATCTCCTATAGTTGTCGCAAATTTACCTAAATATTCACTTCCCATAGCTATCACCGGTAATAAACCTGACGTCATTTGGATTTGCGCTTTATCTATACGATTTTTCATAAGTTGCATACTATTTGCAGTAGTTTGGCTTCTTGCAGAAAACTCTTGTTCCATACTATCAGCATACTTTGAACTGTCGCCTACTTTAGCAAAATTAGACTCTAGCCCACTAAGGTTTGAAAGCAAAGGTCCAATTGCACTAAGACTTTCCTTACCAAACAGGTCAGCCATTACTGCCGTTCTTTTTTCTGGTGCTAATTGCTCGATAGCCTTTAATACAGTTAATATTGCCCCTTTAGCATCATTTTGCATAGTGGAGGCCATATCAGTAGCATTTAATCCAATTTGTGCAAAAGCTTCAGCTTGCGACTTGGTAGCGCTTTCTCCACTAACCATAGCTAAAATCAAATTCTTAATACCAGTTGCAGCAACCTCGCTTTGGATACCTGAGCCAACCATACTTGCACCTAAAGCAGCTATTTCGCTTGATGCTACACCACCAATACTTCCTAATGGACCAATACGAGTAACTACATCAGATATTAATGGAGCAGACGCAGCTGTCGTATTACCTAAATAGTTAATCTTATCAGCCAGAGTAATAACCTCGTCCTGATTCATTTTAAAAGCTGTACGCCATTTGGCCATCATATCACCGGCCTGCTCAGCAGTAATATCAAAGGCTACGCCCATTTTAGCAGCAGCTTCAGCAAACTTTAATAAGTCTTCTCGAGCTATTCCTGCCTGTCCACCAGCTGCAACTATATTAGCAAGTCCATCAACAGCCATTGGAATTCTTGTTGATAGTTCCAACACATCTTTACTCATTTGTTTGAACTGTTGCGGAGTTTTAAAATCAACAACCTTTTTTACGTCAGCCATAGAACTTTCAAAGGCTATTGCTTTATCTGATATTTGAACTAACGAATTTATCCATATTTTAGCTAAATCAAAATGTGCCCAAGATTGAATGGAACTGGTTGCCAACTTAGCATATTTTTCTTGTAATGCCGGAAGTTTTTGAAACTTGCCCAATAATCTTTCATATGCATTGGCAGCCGATTCTGCTGAAAGTATACCTTGTTTTTGAGCTTTGTATACACCCTTCCAAGCTGCTTGATAATTCTTTAATTCTTGTTTTGTATTAGATATATTTCTTTGAGCCTGCTGAAACGATGTAGAAAAACTGTTGCTCAATACTGCGGCTAATTTAAAGCCAAATGTAAATTCTTTCATCAGCCTTGAACCCCTTTCGTAAGAAGTATATAATATATTTAGAGGTGATTTTTATGATTTATTTCTTCGGTATGGTATTAGGAATATTATTTATGATTGTCGTTGCAATACATGCAATGATAGAAATGCATATTAATTACAAGAAAAGCATTCCTAAATTAAAAAAATTCACCCGAGTCAACCCAGATGGCACAACATCTACATATTATCGCAGAGTTGATAAACAGAATGGTGATTGCCATGATTGATATTAGAACTGCTTTTTTGTCCGCTCACGCCTGAGCGGACTTTTTATTTACTATTTTCGCAATTTCCAACGCTTCAAGTAAGCCTAGGTTTAAATAAAATTCGACAGACGTAAATGTTGCCATTGCCAAGCTTATAGCTAGCTCTTTTATGGGCTTAGAGTTTTCAACTCCTAGCCCAGCAAAAAATTTGCCACCGGCAGCACCAGATTTTTAAAATCAATAGAAGGCATCTCCAAAATATCCTCTACAGGTACGCCAATCAGTTTAGCCGCTACCAAAGCCTGAAAATCCATGGACAGAAATACAGCCGGAGTTGTGTCGCCCATTTTGCGCACTTCCTTTTCTGCTGCAATTAAATCTTTACCGCGGATAGCTTCAAAATCTAATTTAACTTCCTTAACTTCTTCGCCATTAACCATAATAGGATTATTCAATTGAACTACTTGCATCTTTCATTCCTCCAAACTTTTATAATTCAGCCCCCAGCATGCAGCTGGAGGCTTTTTTGTTTTACACCATGCCTAAGGCTTCGCGAACGTCAGCCATATAATCAACGCCACCAATGTTGCAGATGTAGTTGAACTTATCCAGCTCCAGAACAGTTTCACCATCAATGGTAACTTTTAGGTAAGCTGTTTCAATGGTGTTCGCAGTACCAGTAGTCGCGCCAACATCCAGCTTGCCCAGCTCCGTTTTCTTCGGTACACCGCGCACAACGCATTTTACGTTGCCAACCTTATACTTGCCGCTAGCACTGTCATAAATCTGCTGCGCCCCACGCAGGTCGAGATTTACGCCGGTCTGCATTGCCAGCATAATGTTACGCTTCTCCAGCGTGCGCCAGTTCAGCACTGTTTCCATGCTGCCAAAGTGACCCAGCACCGGGCTGTCAAACTCGCCTGCAATACCTGCACCTTTAACGGTTTCGGTCATAGCATCTAAAGACGGAAGTTGCACATCAGCAATACCCACCAAATCGTTACCATCTTGGTAAACTTTAAAGTTAATCAGTTTCTCAGGTACATTTGCCATCTATCTCACCTCCCAATTAACTGAACAGCGTTTCAAAATACGCAGGATCATATTCGAGCACGTTTTCAATTTCACGCGCCGGGGCAGGCGGCGTAAGATAAGTGTGGAATTTAATGATGCCGTCCATAAGATTGGTAACTGGATTTTCATCATCACGAAATTCAACACGGCCGCCCAAAATGACACCTTGTCCGGTAAGGCCGTTTAAACGCATATTTTCACTGTCCAGAACTGTTTGAATCAGGCGTTTGTTAATCGGCTTATCTACCTTCGCCCAATAAGTTTGAATGAAAGTCTGCGCATGCCAGTTAAACATTCTGCGAATACAGATAAAGGCATCTTTAGGGTCGGTGTTAGACGGATAGCAGGCGGTGCGATTGCCCCAACATTTCCAGCCTCCGATAAAATTAAGCGCGGTAACAACGCCCTGGCCGTTGAGGTAACCAGCTTCATCTGGACCCAATACTACCTCAGTACCATCTTTTAAGCAGCAACCGTTAATCTGCATGCTTTTATTAGACGGGCTTTCGTAAGGAATATCATCGTTATTACTGTCAACAGTTGCGATAACGCCAAGAACATGGGTAGACATGTGATAAACATCATCGCCCATCTTAACCATAGGCCAGCATACCACTTGAGAAGCATCGTTATAGCTGTTCTGGTTCATCCACGCCTTGACATCAGTATACTTTTTGACGCTGTCTGTCGGTACGTCATTAAGCGTAATCGCCTTGAAATGGCTGTTGATATTGCCAGCTTTAGCTTTCATCACAGCAGCTACAGTCGGATTTTCACTCCAGCCGGGAGCCAATACAATGCCGGGCACAAGACCGGTAATTGGGAATACTTTGTTAAGACATTCCAAACCTTTGACAGAACCATCGCTCACATTGATGCCGCCAATGATATCATCTGCATCTACTGCTGCAGCATCAATCTCATCATAAGTAAGTGTTAAATTACTTGCAGCAATTGCAGTGCCATCATCAAGCAACGTAATAACCAATACGCCATCGTCATCATAAGCAGCTTCATAGTCGCTGCCGGCAATCAATGCAGAACCGGCTGCAGATGCTTTAATCTGCAAAGTGTCAAGCAGAACCGGAGCATCTACTTTTGCAACTTTGTTTGTCACTGTAACATTTTTGGAGCTAGTACTCTTCTTGTGTGTTTTCGGATCTAATACGTTTACAAAAACCACCGGACCGCGATTATACAATGCGAATTGGCTGTACATTACCTCGCAGAGAGTGTATTTAGCCCAATCTTTACTGTAGCCCAACTGTTGTACTGCCTCAGCGTAACTGTAGCACAAAATGGGTTTGTTGGTCTGAGCGCGCTCACTCGCCAAATGTACCGGAGCGGTACCGAATGCAACCGGCAGACCGGCAGTAGTGTTTACAGCAGGCACAACGCTAGTCGGAACCTCACTGGTATACACACCATGTTTATATGCCATGTTTTACACCTCCATAGCTTGTTTATAATACTTATTCAGCGGAGTACCTGTTTGTTGAACTTCCTCAAGCGCTCTGTTAAGCTGTTCTACTGAAACAAACAACTTCTCCAATTGAGGGAATTCATA